GGGCTGTTGATTCTTTCAAATGACCGGACGTACCGGAAAATGATTTCGTAGGCGTCGTCGGCAGTCTCGATGAGACGCATCAGGCGGTGCGCGATGCGAAACTCATCACCGTTGACATCCTCGGAAGATTTATCCTTGATTCCCAGTTCGCTCGAACGATGATACAGCTCGGAGAAGAGGTTCACCAGGCGACGCTTCTGTTCCTGAATCCGCTCCAGATCGACATTCTGGGGCATACCATTCGGGTCCAGCTCGTCATCCCGGAAGAATTGTCTAAATCCATTGGTGAGCGGTGCAAACCGGTCACCTTTACAGGTGAGACCCATCTTTTCCTCGAGTTGACCGATGAAATGTTCGAGACGTTCTGGGATGAGACTTGACACCTCAGAACGCATGACTTCCATGCGAATTTCGTGCGCATGTTCTGCTGGTTGGTCCCGGTCGAGTGTGTGAACATCAGCCGGGACCATCATAGTACAAGAGCGCTATATTTTTTTAAGGGGACAGATCCCTGGCGAAGCGATCATTTGTGCTTGGCGATGTTGTTGAGCGTCGCTTTCATCGCCATTCGCGAGTAGACTCCACCGGGTCTCGTGATCGCCCTCCGTACAAAGCGCCCGATTCTCTTTTTTCTCAATCTGTTTATTCCCGCACCGACATTAGTGAAGTTGTAATTTGTAAGCACGGCGTGGTTGGGTGGAAGAGGAACAGTTCCCATGTAGTAATTCGCCAACAGACGTTTGCGCAGATTAATAAGCTCGCGTTCAAGCCGGTTCTTGTTTGCATTCAGCGCATTTAAGTTTCGCTGTATCCCTGCATTGATTTGATTATTTTTTCTGTTCTGGTACGACCCTGGTCCATGTCTGTGGTGTGCAGCAAGCCCTCTGGCTACTTTGGTTCTCCTGAGTGCGAGTGCTCCCAGGGCGTTCATAATCTTCATCTCTCTGTTATAGTTATTAAGCGCAGCCTGACCTCGACGGAAATTAGCAACAGCCCTTTGCATCTGGGCCGGTGTCAACATACTTACTAGGTACACTGAAAATTTTCAGTACCTGTTGTATTTTCTGCGACTTCTGTACACATTCAGGCGAGTCTTTGGACCGTAAAACGGCTTTGGGAACGCCATCTCAAACACCATTCGCCGAGTTTCAGGAACGCCGGGCAACGCCTGTAGCGTCAGTAGCGCCGTCGCCCTGCGCTTGTTCATGACAGCAGGCCGAGCTCTCTGCCAGTGTCTCTGAATCGTGCTAGTCGCTACAGACTTTGCCCTGACCGTGGCCAGTTCCCTCGCCAAATTGTTCAGTTTGTTGTACGCCGCAGTGATGCTCTGGCGCTTGTTGGGGTAACGCGTAAAGTACGCTCTTATGACAGATGGTCTCATGTTGGGGTTATTCATCGCATTGAAAGCACTCACAAAGTTGTTTTGAATTTTTCTATACGTCGGTGCATTGTGCTTACGGACTTCAACCGTACCTCTCAGTTTCCCACTGGACGCGCGGAGAAGAGCCCGGTTTATCGCCCGCCATTTGGTCATGGTGTTCTCCAGGGTGGCAACCATGATACTAGGTACACTGAAATTTTTCAGTACCTGGGATACTTGTTGTGACTTCTCAGATACGTCAGTTCATTGACCGGCCCGTAAACACGTCTAGGAAACGCCTTCTCGAACGCGGCACGACGGGTGTTTGGTACGCCGGGAAGGGCACGCAGAGTAAGCAGTGCAGTCGCCTTACGTCTGTTCATTATTCCAGGACGCGCCGAACGCCAGCGTCTCTGAAGAACTGTCGCCGCAACAGCCTTACGTCTGATTGCAGCCAGTTCTCTGGCCATGTTGTTGAGTTTGTTGTACGCGTTAATGATGTTCTGGCGTTTGTTCGGATTGAATTCAAAGTACACACGGACGCCGTGTACCCAGGAACCACCACGAGTCAGGTTCTGGTTGTCATTGCTGAACGCACTGTTAAAATGCGTGTACACCTGGTTATAGGTAGGTGCAATGTGTTCGCGGACGTGGAACGTCCGTCTTAGTTTTCCTCTATTTGCACGCTGGAGAGCGTTATGGACCGCTCTCCATTTGGTCACTGTATTATTCAGCGTTGCTACCATGGTCCTTACTAGGTACTCAGAAATTTAGGCGGACGCGGCCGCCTTGCAGTCGCAGCCCTTCATGTTGCCGACAGCCGACAGCAGCTTCACCAGGATGAGGTTCTGCTTCTCCAGCTGCTTGACGATCGCCTCGGTCGCATCCTTCAGGCCAGCCAGGGAGGTGGCGATGGTCTCGCCGTCGTCGGTCGTCAGGAAGTTGGCGAGCGCCTCCATCGGGTCCATCATCTCCTCAAAGTCATCCTCACCCTCAGCATCCAGGTCAATGTCAGGGTTCTCATCGTGGTCAGCCATTTATAGTACTGGGACATAAATGTTTAGGCCCTGAGGCGCGCCTTAGGCCCGCCCCGTGTCCGAAATTATTTTCTTGGTGTATAGTACAAACGCGACCATGGCAGGAGGACTTATGCAGCTCGTAGCTTACGGTGCCCAGGATGTTTACCTGACCGGTAACCCCAAGGTGACTTTCTTCCAGGCTGTGTACAAGCGTCACACCAACTTCGCGATGGAGCTGATCCAGCAGACGACCAACGGCTCGCCCTCCAGCAGCGGCCGCGTGTCCGTCACGATTGCCCGCAACGGCGACCTGGTCGGCAACATGCACGTGGCTCTGACCCCAGTGTCCAACGTGCTGACGTCCAACAACGTTGGCTTCGACACCAACTGGGTGGCTGAGCGTGCCATTGCCGCCGTTGAGCTGACCATCGGTGGCCAGCGTATCGACAAGCACTACCAGACCTGGTGGCGCCTGTACGCCGAGGTGTTCCTGAACGAGTCCGACAAGTACGCCTGGGGCAAGATGACCACCCAGTCCAACCCGGTTGCTACCGGCACGACCGCTCTGTCCATCTCCAAGGTGTACCTGCCCCTGCTGTTCTTCTTCAACCGCAACCCCGGCCTGTACCTGCCCCTGATTGCCCTGCAGTACCACGAGGTGCGCCTGGACTTCGACCTGACCGCATACTACACCAACTTCTTCGGCTCGACCAACGCCTTCGAGGTGTGGGCCAACTACGTGTACCTGGACACTGAGGAGCGCCGCCGCTTCGCCCAGAAGGGCCACGAGTACCTGATCGAGCAGGTGCAGCACACTGGCGGTGACCAGCTGACGTCCGCAGCCACTGGCTCCGAGGGCGCCGTGCAGCTGGTGCGCCTGTCCTTCAACCACCCAGTGAAGGAGCTGGTGTGGTGCTACACCAACTCGGCCGCCAGCGCCAGCTCCCAGCTGAACGCCATGTGGAACTTCTGCACTGGCACTGGCAACGTGAACGTGACGTCCAACGTTCTGGCTCTGCAGGCCTCCAACAACTACATCATGCCCAACACGACCGGCGTGCCTCAGCTGGTTTCTACGTCGGGCACCGTGGCCAGCGCCTTCGGCCTGACCACCAACCTCTTCTCCGGCAACGCCTACTGGATCGAGCAGGGCACCCAGCTGCTGGGTGGCGCCGGCCCAGGCGTGGAGGTGGGTCCTCTGCACCTGTTCAAGGTGATCCTGAACGGTCAGGACCGCTTCAAGGAGCAGTACGGCAACTACTTCAACCAGGTGCAGCCGTTCTACCACCACACCGGCACCCCCTACCCCGGCATCTACGTGTACTCCTTCGCCCTGCAGCCGGAGGAGCACCAGCCGACCGGCACCTGCAACTTCTCTCGCATTGACAACGCCCAGGTGTCCGTGCAGCTGAAGTCTGCCAGCTCCGCAACCCTGCAGAAGCTGTTCGCCGTGAACTACAACATCCTGCGTATCCAGTCTGGCATGGGTGGCCTGGCCTTCTCCAACTAAACGTCCCCCCGTCCCGTGCGAGCGAAATGCGAAATGCGAAAAATACGGGCCAGTACGGAGTTTCACTCCGGGCTTCGGCCCCAAGAACTTGATTGAATCCGGTTCTTGGGATCGAACTAAATTACACGCTAATATTAACATGGAACACGTCGTCAGAACGCTCAGCCCAAAGAGTCTCATTCGCTACGCGGCGACAAACCGTGCAGCACGCGCCGCAACCACGCTCGAACGTGGACGTATCGCCGCGCTCAAGCGCGTTCTGCATCGCCGTCTCCAGCGCGTTCGTTACGTCCCGATAAAGCAGTGGAATAGAAACACCGGTATGTATGCCCGTGTGTCGAGAAACGCCAGTGGCAGATGGGTTATTCGCAATAAAAACGCAACAGCTACACGCTATGGTCTGCAGGCGAGAAAACTCGTCATCAGAAACGTAAACCGTGCTCTCCCAACCGTCCACCACGACGAGTGGACGAACTCTCAGGTGAACAGCATGCCCTACCTCAGATTCAAGTAGATTCTTGGTCCTCGTCGTCAATCAGCTCCAGTGAAATCACTGGGAACTCATACCACTGAATGTCTGAGTCGAGATCCGCCAAGTCCGACGGAAACGACCGTAGTAACTGGAGATCGATGAACGGCTTCATGTCCTCGTCCGAACCGTAAAACATATTGTCAGTGCGAATTCGCTCGGCACGCGCATCAGACAACTTGACGAGCGCAACCACCTTGTTGAATGCGATGCGAAAAATCATATCGTCACAGTCTTCGTCGTCGCAATGGTCATCCACGAACGTATACGGGCGAAGATATGTCATCCGGTACAGTTTTTCGGCTGCCGCCGCCTTTTTCTTAAACACACTCTGACAAATCTCCATACCCTCTTTGTACTGGGCGTCTGTCAGGTGTTCCTTGATGGAATCGATGAAATCTGAAATATCGTGTGCTGTCATTGGCAAGCAAACGCAAAACCTCTCTAGGTCAACCAAAAATGGAAGAGACTCAGGACCAGTTTTCGATGAAATGCCCTCTGTTCCGTGAAAACCTCTGGCTTCGTGAGTTTGGTGACGTTTTTTACGCCAAGTGCCCAACCCCTCTCTGTAACGTTCAAATTTCTCCCTTCAACTTCGAAGTTGGTCATATCATTGCAGCGAGCAAAGGGGGCAAGGCGACGTTTGAAAACTGTCGCCCAATCTGTTCTCGCTGTAATAAGTGTAACAAAACTCGTAACATGGATGAATTTTTTGAAATAACGAATGCAATGGGGAGGTATTTGTATGACGACCAGCCCTACGAGGTTGAGTACATCAAGGATTCCAAAAAATGCAAGGGTAAAACATTCTACCTGATCAAGTGGGAAGGGTTCAACGAAAAGTACAATACGTGGGAGCCAAGGGACAATTTAGAACTTCCTCCCAGCGAATACACGTGGGAGAAGCAGCAACGGATGGTTTTGCGTAGTCGTTTACGCTGAGTGAGCTCTTTTGAGCGGTGAACGACGACGAGGAGATGCGGATTTCGCGCGATTTGGTTTTTTGCGCCACCTGAGTGCAACCATTTCGTACCCGAGCCCACCGAACCCACCGGGTCTGTTTGGGGGTGCGTACTCGATATGGTTCAGTGCACGTTTCATCTGATTCACCGTCGTGACTGGAATTTTAAATTTTTGTGCCAAGTTGGTAAGTTGTGTATACGCCATATTTCTACGTTTGTACGCATTGATCATGTTCTGGTGAGCCTTTTGGTATGTTATGTTCATACTTTGTACCTGTTTTGGACCGATATTTGGAAAGTATTTCAATTCTGACAAGAATCCAATTTTTCTCAACTGGGCCGACGCTTCACGAAACGCTTTATTGGCGTTTTTATAATTACGGTAAGCCTTCTGGGCTCTCTCCATGTTCTTGTCCAAGAAAATGTGTGGTGTCTGTGAGAGAGCGTCTGTCGCATGATATTTGTAAAAATGGTCAACACCTTTGTCACATCCGATTCCGTCGTCGAATGTGCGAAAGCTCTTGATTATCGCAGGCTCGGGAAACAACGCGTCGAGGCGTATCAGCTCTGGCGAGCCCTCATGGGAATGACGAAAGGGTGGACGAAACACCCCGCGACTCTCATGTGGACTGGACACACGTGTTTTTTGGCTCTGTATTGTAACACTATGATTGATGAATGGGTTGCCCGCGGGTACAAAAACACTATGCAAAAACTCCCGGTGTGTCGGTCCCCTCGCCCGCCGTGGTGGTGGGGATGGGAACCGTTGATGATGTCGCACAGGGCGTCACTCAACAGGAAAATGCCGACGTACTATTCGTTCGACGTCGGTGAATATGCAAACTGGGGATACATTTGGCCGTCGAAAGTGCCCAAGGAACTTCGGATCGACAACCCACCGCTCGAACAGGTGTGTGCTCACTTGGCGTAACCCTCCATCATGTTCCCGATGTAGCCTCTCCGCTTGACGTGAGTCACGGCCATGCCGCCGACGCGCGCAGCGTACTTGCCGCGCGCCTTGCCCTTGTTGGCACGGGTATTGCGGTCAATCTTGGGGCGAATAGCCATCGGGATCGTGGTCAGGTTGGCGTACCGCGTGGATACGACGGCACCACCTGGGTTACGGAAAAACTTCGCCTTGGGGTTGTACGTCGAACCCGCGATGAATTTACCGCGGTTCGTAATCATAATAACGCGACGCTTGGCGTTGAAAAAAATGGTCGAGGTGGGCATTTTAGAATTGATCAAGGAAAAAAACTAGCGGCGCTCCTCATCCTCGCGGCGAGCGCGACGCTCCGGCCACCACCCGGGACGAGGGCGCCATGGGTAATCCGGGTGACTCGACGAACGCATGAAGACAGAAAGAAACAGGAGAATGATGACAATAATCAAGAGTGCCTGGGTACCGGTGAGACCTGCCATTTAAGAAGTGCGGACAAAATAAATCCATGGATGAACTTATCGAGCATTTATCCGAAGAACTCACGTTCCAATTGACCATCCATACCGACATGGTGAAATGGGAGGCGACGGACCGGCTCGACACTGACGACTGGGAAAACATCAACGCGACAGTCCGTGATGTTTTCGCACCGTGGGTTCGCCGATATGCATACACCGCAGCGCTTCCCATCCTACAACACTGTCGAAACGCGCTTTGTCACGTCGTCTGGTCGTCTGTGAATGTGCCGTTCCCACGCGATCCGTTCGAACACATCGACCGCGTTGTCGAAAACACAATCAACGTCATTCGGCTCACGGTTTACGAAAGTCTGAAGCGCGAAATGCTCATGGCGAATCACTACGCGCACCTGATTCAGAGGAATTGGCGTCGGGCCATTGCGGATCCTTCGTACTGTGCGTGTCGAAATCGATTGATGTACGAGTTTAAAAAAATATCTTCAGAAACAGATATGTATGGAGATATTTTCAGCGTTTCTGCGGGACTTTAGGCACACATTCAACCCACAGACCGAACGTCCGTGGGGTGGAGTGTGGTCAGCTAAAAATTTTTATGAAAAATACCACATTCTGATTGCGGTCGTGACGGATGAACACCTCGATGAGATTAACGAATCAAACGTCACGGAGCTGTACAGAATTGCATGTGCGTGCAGCGAACGCATCGGGTTAAAAAAATGTCTCGTTATTCAATAAAAGATGCAGATCTTCGTCAAGACCCTGACTGGAAAGACCATCACCCTCGAGATTGAGTCGAGCGATACGATCGCCAATGTCAAGGCTAAGATTCAAGACAAGGAGGGATAAAAAATATCAGCACTATGTAAACATGACGAAAACCCCAGAACTCGTTATTTGGTTCTGTGGTTTTTATGAAGGCGAAGGCTGTGTATCAAATGATAAAAGTAATAACAACAGGCTGAAGGTGTCAATATCCCAGAACGACCGCACTCCTCTTGATTTAGGTATGAGTATATGGGGTGGGAGTGTAAGAGCGAGAATACGTGAAAGTAAAAACAAAATGTGCTACGGCAATGAATGGGCACTTAATCATTGTCAGGCGGTTCAGTTTTTAGATGATATTAAACCTTACATGAAGATACCTTATAAAATAAAACAAATAGAGACCGCTTTAGAAAAAGTCGAAAAAGGGTTCAAGGGTGAATATCCATGTGGGTTTTGTGACAAAGTATACACGATAGCTGCAAATAGACGAAGACATGAAGTTCAGGCTCACATAAATAATAACGAGCGTTTTTCGTGTTCATGTGGTAACGAGTATACATCGAAAGATTCATTAGCGAGGCACTTAAAAAAATGTCTCGTTGTTTAGTAAGATAAAATGCAAATCTTCATTAAAACTCTTACCGGGAAAACTATAACCGTTGAAGTAGAGAGTTCTGACACTATTGCCAGTGTCAAGGATAAGATCCTTCAAAAGGAAGGCATCCCTCCGGATCAGCAGCGACTCATCTTTGCCGGCAAGCAGCTCGAGGATGACCGCACTATGGCCGACTACAACATCCAGAAGGAATCGACGCTCCACCTCGTCCTTCGCCTACGTGGCGGTCACCAGTTGTTCATGCGGTAGATGTTGTGAATGACGTTGTTTTTCGTGAGCGGAACCGTCGGGTTTTTGTTACGTCTGTACCATCTCCCACCGTGTTTCACGTACGGTTTCAGACCGTACGCGATTGACATTTGTGGATTCAAACCACTCCACCATATGAGGTTCGGGAATGACACGTTGTTTAAGGTACCTCTACGCTCGAGCATGTTGGTGACGCGGCCGCCTATGTACTGGTACTTTCTGTTTCGAGCAACGCCTCCTCTATTGAGTCTCGGTTGACGCAGTGTGCGTTTCTGGTACGCCTCCCATGTGTGAAAACGAGGCTTGCGAGCTATGAGATCGTTCTGGTAAGGCGGGTTAGCTGTGATCTGGATACGCGCCGGAAGAGGTTTACGACGACCATGAGAATCGATCAAGAATAGCTGACCGTTACGCGAGTTTGTAAAAAGCAGCGTACGTGCGTCCCAAATGAGATAGTACCGCCAGTTGTTGTTTTTGTAAGCGGCTGGATTCGTTGAGTCGACAGTATCACCTGAACGGATCCGAGGCGTCTTGGCAACCGACCGAGACCGATTCACGTGGGTTCTCGCACGCGGAACCGTATTCGGTCCAACTTTCGTCACAGCCAACCCGATAGGAAGCGTCTTGCGTGTGTACGGTGTCATCGAACGCGACAACATCGCATACGATCTGGCGTTGAGCTTCTTCCCAACCTCCCGAAGCATGTTCGGGGGGAGGTTATTCATGATAATCAGTACGAGGAAAAAAATGTCGGTTCGTACTAATGAGTCTCGTACACACAATGAGACTTATCAATTCGTTGGCGAAGTACGGCCGACCTTACCAGAACGAGATCAATAGCCTTCCTCGCAAAGTGAACAGAAATTCATTGAGCGAGAATAACAAAAAGAATTACAACACCATCCTCAAGGGTCTGAATGCTATTCGAGCCGAACTCAAAAAGGAGAATAACAGACTCAACCAATTGCGAATGGCCCAGGTTATGAAACGCCAACACCGACGAGCGACGAAAGTACAAGCTCACGTGAGAGGATTCCTCGAGCGACGGAGACAAAATAAAGCCCGTTACGTCGTGGGTCCAAATGGAAGGATTTCAATCGCAGTCGTGCCGCACCGTGCGAGTGGGTTCCGGGCCATTGCAGCCAAACGGGCGGCTGAAAAACGTAACCTGAATCGTCTATTACAGGGGTTTGCCAATTAAAAAATCTTCACTCGTAGTATGAATCGCTTGTTTCAAAACTCGACGAACAACGGGCGTACGGGGTACGAGTTGACCTCGGCTGCGCCCAACGGCAGCCTCCGTACCGTGTACAATGTCACAAAGGGTCTGAAGACGATTCGTCCAGGTATGGCGCGTCTGGCCTCAGGTCAGCAGGGTGTCGTGTTTCTCGCATCGACTGATCGTGCCGGAAAACACAAAATCATCATCAAGGTTTCACCCAAGGACAAGGCATTTTCGGCTGCAAACCAGGCGGCTCGCGTCGAATACAATATCCAAAAGGCTCTTTATAAGGTTGCCCCGAGACATATCCCGAAACCAATCAAGTTTTTCGACCAGGATCGTTTCATCCCAGTGTCTGAATTTAAAAACAGACGTACAGACGTCTTCGACTACAAAAAGCAGATGGTCATGTACACCGAGTATGCACACGGCGGAACCCTGAAAAGCTGGATGCGTAAGATGGGTGACCGCGTCACCGACAAGGTGATGGCTGATATGATTCGCCAGGTGATTTCGACGCTCAAGAAGATTCACACCAAGTACCCCGAGTTTCGACACAACGATCTACACCTCGGGAACATCCTCGTCGACGACACGGGCAAGAAGGTTCGTTACTTGCTTACGGATTTCGGTCTGTCGCGTCTGACGAAGCGTGGGTCGAACCCAGTCATCAACGCGGGAAGCTACAGAAGCTCTGGGATTACGAATGAGACGTCGTACAAATACGACCTGCACTATTTCCTGAACGCTCTGGACAGCGAAATCAAACGCGGTCTTCCACAGACTGAATCATTTCTGGGTCGTATGCTCCAGGGAAGCTACCGCGGCGCAAACACGAACAAGGTGTCTGCGTACCGCCTCAGAAACGGAGCCTCCAACGAAGGCTTGCCGTCCTTCACGGACGTCCTCCGGGATCCGTTCCTTTCCGGAAGACCGGTGCGGAGCGCACGCGCCGCATCGGTCTTGTCACCCTCCGTGGGTGCCATGTTCAGAACAGCGACGCCAAACGCCAACGCAGCTGACATTGCAAGCCGTGCGCTCGCAAACATTCCGGGCGTGAACATCACTCGTCCGAGCGCCGCAAACTTCATGCGCATGTCGCCTCGATCCCGCGCCGCATACTTCACCCGCGGTCGTAACCGCAATGCGTCCCGTACGGTCGTCGTCCGTAACGTGACGCGAACCCGTGGCGCACCCGTCGTTCGTGAGACGCTTCGCCGCGTCGCCGGTAACACCAGATTCCTGAACGTGAGAAGAACAGCCGGACCAGCCAACATCACGGCTAGAACGCTCACCAGACCCGCTGCACGTGTGAACAGTTCAGCGGTACGCAGACACCTCGTGAGCAAGCTCGTTCAGAATGCAATCAACAAGGTTTCGCGTGAAGCATCATCGGTCCGCAGAGCATCACCGGCCGCTGCGCCGACAGCGAGAAGTGCACCTCGTCGCCGTGAACCAATCCCGGAACCGACGCTCAGAGAACGTACGGCCATTGCACGTACTATGCGTAACGCGCGACGCACAGCAGTCACCCTGTCGCGGGCGCGTGCCGGAAGACGTCCCACCCCGAAACAGATTCTGAACAAGTACGTCAACAACATGAACAACCTGCGTACGCTGACACGTCGCATGCTCAAGACGAAGCTGACCAATTCCGGTGTCGCGGCTGCAAACGCAAGCAGACACGCACGCAACTGGGAGACAAACTGGCTCGCCACGCGCACGTCCGTGAACCACGCCGTCCGTAACCTCAAAAAGGGGAAGAACATCACGAGACGGGCGTACACCAACAACGTCCTGCCGGTCGCCCACCGTCGCCATACAGAGAACCTGTCCAAGGGCACGAACGGCCGCGTTCGCAAGAGCGGTACGCTTCTGTCCAGCAAAAAGAAATCGGAGCTCGTCACCATGGCGCGTCGTCACGGCATTTCAAACGCAAACGGCATGACAAAGAACATGATCATCTCGGCTCTGTACGGCTAAAAATGTTTGTACAAAGTAATGACCATTAAGAGTGATGCTGCGAATCTGGTGAGGCTGTACACCAGCCACCTTCGCGCTCACAGAAACCTTAATACTTACGTGGGCGCTCACCCAAACAACAATTTGTCACACGGCGTTGGTCTGCAGCGTAGAAACAACATCGGCACAACCGAACAAGCCGTGCGGAGAGCCGCGACAAACATCATGCGCAAACACAACATCCGTGCGAATAGAATGAATGGAAGAACTCTAGCAGGGCAGTCTGTGACCGTGTTTGTGCCGCAGCTGCTCAGACGTTTGCGATTCAAGCACGTGATGCAGGGAGCTGGTATATCGAACAACGTCATCAACGCGTACATTCGCCACGTCAATTAATTCCCTTGGTAGATAGAAATGCCAAGCAGCCCAAATGTCAGACGCCGCCCCGCGTTGACTCCAGCTCGTATACGTACCATACTTAACAGACTTGCTAACATTCGCAGACGTCCACGGACCCGGGCTGCACGTTCGCCACGCCCGCCGCGCTCACCACGAGTGTACCCCGGTCTGTTCGGGGCTGGTGGTAGACTATTCGGTTAAAAATCGTGTGTTCCGCACGCCAAACCACTGATTCGGATTGCCATTCATACAAAAACAATGGCTCTCCAAATCACGTCCTTCACTCCTATCGAAGAGAACATGCTCGCTCCAACTCCGAACGTCTCTGAAACAGAGTACTTTTCCGAAATCCTGAAGAAGGATGAGACGCCCCGAATCACAGACGTCGAAGGTGTCCACCTCAAAGTACTGACGAGCCATCGTGGGACTGTTCTGTACTGTGCAGGTGGGGTGACCGTGTTTCGCGTAAACCCCGAGACGTTCTGTGGAAACGGGTACTATGCAATGCCATCTCCAGGAACCGAGGAGACGGTTCATTTCTCAACGCCCAATGGTCGGTTCCGGGGTCAGGCTATTTTTCTCGAGTAGTACTAATGAGTCTGACAAGAAACGAAGTGTCTGAAATTATTCGACGCATGCATAGCCCTAAAAACATACGAGCACTCAGTCGCGTCATGACAAAGGCGACCGGTAACGCGAGAATAAAACAAAACGCAGCAAAGCGCGTCGTAGGAATTCGGCTCTCAGATGCATACAGACGTCGGAAAGACTATCTGATGAGATGGGTTCGTAAATTTAACAAAGCGGAGTTGAATAGACTCGTAGCGAATAACAATAACACCGCGTACACGCTACGAGTAAACAGCATTCCGAACCCACCCTTGACCAGAACCAACCTGATAAAGGCGGTTGCTGCAAAGTACCTTCTCAATTATAACCTTCATTGGCCAAACGTACGCGCTGCAGTGAATCGCGTCCACGTAATGTACGGTAGACCCGTAGCGAACAGAATCCCGAATGCTCAGCTCGTGAGTTTTCTCATGGGTTTGCCGCATAACCGTCTCAGACAGATTCACAACAACCTCCCATTTATGGCTTAATTTTACTTTGCTATGATAACATCTGTGACTCGTGCGTCATAAGCACGACGACCGTTATAATACACGTGACGCAGAACACCGCGGCCACGAATCAGATACTGGGTATCGAGGTTGACCATCACCTCGTATTCACCAGCAGTGTCCCACTGATTCGTTCCTGCGACGAACAATACGGGTGACCCGGGAAGAATGGTGATGCGCGTGAGCAAGCTACCGTAAACCGTCGCATGTTTCACGTTGTATGCACCTGAACAGAACGATTTGAGCTTGTACCAGTGTCCTGGATTGCCCTTGAAAATGTCGAAACCAGCACCGCGGTACACAATCATCTTCTTCTTCGTCTTGGGTGCGCCGGCGATGATGCGTTTCAGATCCTTCTTGTACATTTCGAGGGCATCCTTCTTGACGGCGTTCGGAACAATCGATATCTGACGTGTCAATAGATCGTACCGAGCTTTTTCATCAGTCAAATCCTTGAATTGTCTCACCCAAGAGACATCAGCGCGATATGTCCCGTTCAGAATCATCTTACGAAGCTGCGGCCAAAGCGGTGTCAGATGTCTCGATCCACCGAGACTTCTGAACATTGGAATATTTCCCCTGTATGTGTACGGGCCTATCCACGAGTGTGAACGGTTCGTGTGCGCCTGAACGGTCCAAAAGTCATAGTCGCTGAGTTTTGTAATGTACGCACTCTGACGTCTGAACCATTCCTGATCGAAATCCCTGGCTTGCATGGCGACGACGCTCCCAGAATCGATCAACGGATTTCCATCCGTGTAAACAGGTAGATTGATGGACCGACTGGTACACTTTTTCCGCGGAACAGTTGCAGGTGCGTGACAAAATGGAACTGTCACGGTCGTCGAAGACCATCCACGCAGGGAATTGCGAGTCGGATTCCGTCTGATGCGTGCACGCAACAACATGAGTTTAAGTCTTTTTTCGACATTTTTGCGCGCCTTTGGTTTTTCGGCAATGTATCTGGTACGCAGAGCGTTCAGACGTGCACGAATCTCAGCCAGGCGTTGATTGCGCTGAGCAGTAGAGAGCGTTGGCCGGGGGGAAGGTGTCGGCAATTTGCCGGACACAGGCACTGCTGGCACCGGAACCGGAGGCGCTGCAACCGGTGCCCCGGCCGGAGGCGTGTATGCCGCCTTGGCACGCGCTTTATTGTTGTTTGTGGCGTGAACAGTGTACAATTTCTTCGTCTTGCTGCTGTTGGTGTACACGAAGAGACCGCCTTTTGGACCGCGGTATATGATACGACCAGCCTTGTTCTTCGGTGGACTTTTAGCACGCGGTGGTGCCGGTGGCGCTGTGGGTTCAGTTGACCTCTTGAACTTGTACACCTTTTTGTCACCCACCTTTATATACTCCCCACCCTTCGGTCCCCTGAATATAGTACGACCGAGTACATTCTTACTCCCAGAGTTCATACTGTTGACCAAGAAAATGTGTTGTGTGCTTGACAGTATCCACAGACGCAACTGACAATCATCTAACAATGCCCAGCGCCATTCACACCATGACTGTTGCTCAGAACCAGTGGAAGGGTGATGTCAAGGCTATGATCGCAGATGGCCGCCTCACCAAAGTCAACGTTGTCAACGGCAAGACTCTGTATGTACTCGACCGCAAGAAGCTCGGTATGCCCGAGTAACTATCTCATCAGGTGACGCGACAACATAGTCACCGAACGCGTGTTGCGAGCCGGTCTCGTCACGGTAGTCGCTGCACGTCTCATACGTGCAAACTGGGTGGGTGTCATTGTGTAACGCGCAATTTGTACAGGGGTCAACGCGTGGTGAGCACCCATCGGGTGAAGAACCCTACGCACAGCTGCCCGGGCTCTTGCCATATTTTCACGTCTTTTCTGTATAGCTTTCTTGGCCCTGCGCTGTACAGCAACGACATGACGAAGTCTCTTGATTCTTTCTACGCTACTCGGTGACATGTTTCGCGAAAGAATAAACACGCGCTCCTCGAGTGGATGAGTCAACTGAATCAAAGCCCTCGTACGATTATTCATAGTACGGCGACGAGGAGAGTTGTTGTTATTGTTATTGGCCATGGCCCCGGCAAACCTCGCAGACTCAATCTGGCGCTCCAGCTTATTCAGGCGCAACAAAGTATTCAGTAACTCCTTTTTACGTGCGTTCATTTAGATAAACCCAGATTATATTTTTAAAACGGTTCATTTTTCTGTACCTCGTTTACGACATTTTTATAGATAAACCCACCTTTTTTTCTGTACCTCGTTTACGACATTTTTATAATGCGGTATGTTTTTGTACGACTTTAAAATGAAAGACAATGCCGGTGAATTGTTCGGCAGGTTTTTCACCTTTCCGAGTAAATTTTTAGCATGGGTGTTAATTTTCGAGTTTATTGCTTGCTTGAGGTTTTTATAGTTTTGACTGTTTTTATTAGGAATAGTGAGAAGAAGCTCGTAAGCTTTTATAGTGTGATAGATAGCACCGTGTTTCATCATATTATTGATCTGGCGATACTTGGTCGTAATATTCCGGCGTGCCGCCAGAGCATTCATGTTTGGTACATAACTCGTAACATCCTCTCTGACATAAAACACTAACGAACCTTTGGCCGAGAATGTTCCGCGGGCGGTCAAACGTGTATATCTGTTCATGTCGGCTTCCGTATTCCAGGTGTGTTTAGCAAAAAACCCGTACCGGTTCGAATCAGTGATGAATTGTCTGCCGTTGAAAATGAATCCGCATATGGCGTGATTAGCAGATCCTATATAGCCCTCCAGACGCAGAAACGCATGACTCAGAACGAATTTGACGCCGTTGATTGTAATCTGAAGAGGGTTTTCTGTTTGGTACGGGACCGAAACGACCAACGTACCGGAGTTGGCGTTGGCCTGCGATCGCGAATACGCCGGCCCGAACAACAAAGAGCAAAACCTGATCGCGTCATTTAATGTACCGCCTTTAGTCGTCCTGAGCCCGTATTCTTTGTTAGGCTCCTTGAAATACCTGTTAAGCTGGTTGTAGTTCTTTTCGTTCGCGAACATTGACTTGTTCAGTCTGGCCTTTAGTTTATTCACCGAATTGATGCCGGCTCGTTCCAGTTTTGCCCGAGTGTTTACATTTATATTAAAAAAACGGTACAAGTCTACGAGCTTCGGAGGTTCTGATGGGTGGATTGCGTTTCGAAGACCGACGTTGTGAATCAGATGTGAATTGATGAAATTGTTCGGTTGGACTTCAGCCTTTTTGACGATACCGTTCAGACGTTCCCTGAGTTTCATGTTCGGGCCGTTCCTGAGATAGTTTTGGATCGTCATGTTTGCAGCGATCCGATTTACGTTGCTGATGACGTTTCCAACCTTGTATTTGAGCACGGTCGATCGCAATTTCGAACTCCGGGAAGTTATGATGCGTTCGACGTAATGCCAAAAATAGCCGAGCGGCAAAGTACCGCGCATAGGACACGTCGTGTTACTGTTCGACAAACTGTACTTTCTTTTGAATGCACCGAGCATCGTCAGGAGCAGTTGGCGTCCCTTTGATGACAAAAGCCAACCGTTAAGAGACGCATGAAACCAACACGTACCACCTTGCTGGAGCTTGACGAAATCCACCGGGTATCCGTTACTCATCTAATAGACGATGACAATTTAATCCGAACGTTCAACCATACGTTCGACGTCGAAACCGGACACATATGAATGTGTAATAGTACATACGATATTCAAAAATCCCAGCCCGCATTAAAAATTCGCAGACCCAATCCACAATCTTCGTTTAAAAGATCACAACCTTGTTAGACCATGGACGAAATCTGGAAGCAACTTCCACATGACATCATCGAACACATAGCACGTCTCGCAGACATTGATACGAGACGTGCGATGGGTTTCGGGCCACGGAAGATCGTCCTCCCGGTTCTGAATCTTCCGTTTAAAATAGAAGAGTCGGGTACGGCCAACTGGTGTAAATATATTGAATTACCAAACGCCATCTTATATATGTATTCTAGAAATACACAAATTGTATGGGTATTCGGTTCACACAGCCGTTACTATGCTCTGAATGGAGACGGGTTAGTGACTCGGCGTAATAGTGGCCAGGAGCACTTTGACTACTCGCGCCACCCCGATATCAACGATGACGGGTCACTTAAGAGTTGGCAGTCCGTGTAAAAAATCAGTCATGTAAAGCCCAGCCAATCCCACGCTCAAAGACAATCACCTCAAAACAATCTACATCATGGCTTACTATATGGTGATCACGTCTGACGGATTCTTGCAGAGCATCCGTGGGGTGTACGACTCGCGGGAAAAGGCCGAGGCACGCGTGGATGCCCTCGACGAGGAGTGTGAGATCGTCGAGTTCGATGCGCTGAATCAGGATTGTGACGTCAAGTACTGATCAGACAATCAACAATACATACAACATCAAAAAATCCCAGCCCGGATCGAAAATTCGCAGACTCACAATCACAATCACGATCACGATCGATTCTCAGAACCGAATCCAACGTTGAACCATACGTTCGATATCAAAAAATCCCAGCCCGCATTGAAAATTCGTAGACTCCCATTAAAACCACTCCCCACGTGCATTCACCCCGTGACACGTCAC